CATCATAACCTTGGTCAATTAGACCTGCTTGTTGGTTAAATCTATAAATAGATTTGATTGGATTTTCCATGATCTACTTCTTTGGTTTAGGAGATTTAGATTTACTTTTGCAAGCCATTATACGCCTCCTAAAATATGTTTAAGTTGAGCTAACATAAGCATGTTTTTAACACTAGACTCAGATAGCTGGCCTTTCTGCAAGAGTGTGTTGTTGATAACTTGGTCAATAAGCATTAGGTTATGGCATTCAATGCAATATTCTTCATCCTCTACAGACTCTTCTGCAGGAGTTAACGATTCAGTTACCATTGCTTGAAGTTCCTCTTCAGTAACGTTTACTTCAACTAGTTCAGTAGGGCTATTGATTTGAAATACAGTTCCGTCTTTGTCCTGGATGTATGAGTAATCTTTAGAGATTGCATATAATAAGTCCGTTTCAAACATCAATTCTTGACGTTCAGTTGCTTCTGGACCAACTTTGAATGGTGATTTGTAAATGAATTGTGGCATTATGCCTCCTTAGTGTTAGTTATCTTTTCCGTTTAGTAGATCTACTACTAATTGTGAATATCCTGCAATGTCCCTGAAATTGTCATCGTACATATGGTCTCCGTTAACTACACGTGCCAACTTATGGCATATGAGTATGATAGATTCAGCTATGTATGGTGGCATGTCAGTTGTAGACTTTGCATCAAATAATGTTTGTTGAAGTTTCTGAGAAATTTCTGCATGTGTACTAAACTTCCCATAACGAGTGCCTCTTTGCTTTAGTGTTGCTTCTACAGAATCAAGTAAAACTTCTCCTGCATCATTCTTTTGAGTCACGATAAGCCCTCCTGTACCAAACTGTTTGCAATACTGCATTCCATGTTGATGCAATAGCAGCAATAGTTATAAGCGGTAATGCTATTGTGTAATATATTTCTGCTGAGATCATCTTTCCTCCAAATAGTATAAATGCTTGCCTGCGTTTAAGAAGTCCAATAAAGAATTTCCAAAATCAGTTAGCCAAGCTCCTCTGGGAGAAGAGCCATAGTCTATACAATCATAAAGCAAGCTTAGTAAAAGCCAGTATTCAAGCACTGTAAACTTGTCCTCTGGAATTACATCCGATATAAATATACCTTCACGTTTCCATGTGAGGATACACTGAAAATAATCCAGTAGTTCCTCCTCACTTATTTCACCATAAGTTAATACACGTAAGTCATTGTACCAACGTTCAAATTCTTCTTCAGTCATGGTAAGTTCTCCCAAAATTCTTGTGTAGTTGAGGTATCTACAATACCTAGTAAATAATTACCAGATGTTTTTTCTTTCTGTGCAGTTTGCACGTTAGATGGACGAGTGTATTTGTTTGCCCATACACAAGGGTTATCTAGTTTATCTACTATAGGAGTTTGTCCCACAGAGTTCATAACTGAATATAAGTTATAAGTAACATACTGTTTAAGTACAACTTCATTAATACCTAATAAACGAGCGTTGTCTTCAAATAGATACTCAATCCATAAATAATCTGCTTCAATTGCGTCACGATAAAGTTGATCAATTTGAGCAGAATGGTCATGAAATATGTAAGCCCAGTCAGGATCTTTACGTAGTCTGTTAATTAAATTAATAGTCATAGCGTAATGACCTGCTTCATCTATTGCAATCTTACTTATTACATCTCCTGTTATGGAATATAGTCCATTTTCCTTAAAAGCAAAGCTAGTAAGAAATGAAGACTTAAATAAAACTGCTTCAAGAATGTTAAGGGCAAATAATGACATAACAATAGAACGTTTATGCTCTTCAATGTCATATAAATCAGGAATCTCATCTGCTAGTATCATTTTAGAATTGTGTTTAACGGTATCTTCAAAACAAGCTACTATGGAATTAGCACGTGCTAAGATTGCTGGATTGATCATAATGTCATCGAAAATTGCTTTGGCATCTACTGGTAAACCTTTAAGTATGTCTGCATAAGATTGGGAATGAATACAGTTTTCAAAGAAGGCATGTTGGTACCACCAAGACTCCAGAAAAGGGTTCGTGGTAATAGGTATAAATACCTCTGCTACAGAACGTGCTGCAAGTGAATCTAACAAAGATTGAAATTTAATGTTTTTCATGTATAGCGTGTTTAATTCTAGTGAACACTCTATATAGCTTTTTGCATCTTTGCTAGGACTAAAATCTCCAGAGAACCATAGTTTACCTAGAGCATTCTCTATTTCTTTGGCGATATGTGGCTCGCTAGATAAATCTAAACGAGCTATATTACGACCTTCTCCAAGAAATAAAGGAGCTTTAGTAAAGTCTATTGGGTTTGTGTTAAATAAATGGCTCATCTGAAATCCTTTGAAAATTTAATTGAACGCGTATGTATTAAATG